GAAGCAAGTATCAAATCACAAATGATTGATCTGCAAAAATCACAAAATGAAATAAATCTTGCACAAGCAAAACATGGTTCTATCTTTGTTGCTGGTGCAAGACCAGCTATCATGTGGATATGTGCATTGGGATTAGCATGGGCGTATTTTTTAGCACCGATACTTAATTGGCTGGTATGGACATTTACTATTGATATTGTGCCACCAGAAATTGATACTGAAGGTCTTATGACTTTGACATTATCAATGTTAGGTCTTGGCGGTATGCGAAGTTTTGAAAAATTCAAAGGTGTCGCAAGAAACAATATGCGAGAAGAAAATACTAAAGATTCATATAAGCCATAATGGAAACAGGTGTCACCAAAGAACTTATTGATGATTTAAAAGAAATGCTTATTAAGAATGAAGGCATGGAACTTAAACCTTATCAATGTACTAGCGATAAAACTACGATTGGTGTTGGTCGCAATCTAACTGACAATGGCATAACTATTGAAGAAGCTGAGATATTGTTAGCTAATGACATGGATAATGTCTTTAATGATCTTGATAGGAACATACCTTTTTGGCAATCTATGCCATACAACATTAGATTAGTTTTAGCAGATATGTGTTTCAATCTTGGTATAAAAAGATTATGTAGATTTACCAAAATGCTTGAAGCTATGGAAGAAAGAGATTTTGAGTTAGCTGGTGAAGAACTATTGGATTCTACTTATGCGGTACAAGTAAAAAAACGAGCCGATAGAAACTACCGACTCGTTATAGAAGAGAATTGATTATTTTTACTTTAATAAATTAACAAATTCTTCAGAGCTTATTTTATTAATAATAGTTTTCTCGCTAATATCAAGAACATCATTTATTATTTGGTCATCTTCAACTATTGACCATTGTGTGTTATCTACAGTATTGTCTTTAAACAATGGTGCTGTCCATAAAAACTCGCAACATCCATTACCAGCTATTTCCATAATATAAGCGTTAGCATTATAATTAGGTACTGTAAAAATTTCTAATTGATTATTGTCTGTCATAATTTTCTCCTTATTTGTTAATTACAACTATTATATTAATGATTTTTACAACTATTGCAAGTAAAAAGTTAATCTTTTTTTGGTAATTCTTTAATGCTAAATCTTCTTGAAGTATAGGCTTCTTTTGCTGGTACTACCTTTTCAGGTTGTGCTTTGTAATTAATTGTCTGCCAAACGACCTTATGACTATCAGAATAGCCTTCTTTGGCATCTTTTATAGACATCATAATACTTTTCTTAGCTTCTTCGATATTGTCCTTTAGGTTCTTTATTTGTGCTTCCCAAGCCACAATATTATCTATCTGTACTTGGTCTTGCTTTGTTAGTTCTGTAGCTTCGCCATTGTCTTGCGGTGTGATATATCCAGCTTCTTTGGTATCAAAAGGGTCATACCAATCAAGATTAGCTATCCTGTTGTTAAAGTCTATGACTGTTGGTTCAAGCACATCTTTCTCCCATTGTTCATTACGCTGATAGAAATACATTCTTAGATCAGAACCATTTAAAACACATACTACTGACCAAGAATATTCGGTTATAGCCATCAAACCTTTCACCTGTATAACACCACGATAGGTTGGTAGGCTTTCGCTTAATGGTGCATTGGTTACTTTGATTTCAACAATACCTTTACCATTCAGCTTAATGCCTTCACCATCTTCAAGTTCAGGACAATAAAAACCTTTTTCAATATCTTTAGTAATAAAAAGATTGTCTGCTACACCAATACAATCTATTGAACCATTTAGCGTAACCTTGCTATGTCTGACAGCTTCTTCTACGACCAACTGTATATCTAATAAGCCAATCCTTTTAGCTGCCAACTCAGCTACAGGTTTTTCTAAGACATTGCCTACTTCCATATAATTATTAGTTGGTATTCTGATATCTTCACCTTTCAAGGCTTTATGACAATTCTCCAATACTTGATTCCTAGTTTGATATGGATTCTGTCCTGTAATTATTGGTTCTAATAAACTACAACTGATTTCATAGTCAGGTGTTAATTTACCTATAGCTTCAGGTGTATGATCTATCTTTTGTGTTTTCATAGTTTATTTCTCCTTTTTAAATGTTTTCTAATTCTGTCTAAAGTTTCTTCAGTTAATTTACCAGCATGTTTTGTTTCTGTTTTGCTTTCTGTTTGATACATTTTCATCAATGCTTCATTAAAAAGTTTCTCGCCTTTCTTCTTCTTCGGTTGTTTGTACTGATATGGATTTTTTCTTTTCATGCTTAGTAATAAATTCTTTCATGTCAATCATCCATAATTTTAATACAATAGCTTGTTTGCTGTGAAATTCTTGGTTGCCAAAATCTTTTCTAGCTTGTTCATTATGATAGTCTATGATTTTTAATATTATGCCTATAGCGTCCTGATATGGTTGCCTGACAGCATTAGTAAAGGTTCTTTTAACTTTGTTCATAATATTGCCAAACTTGATCTGATATTTCATCAACAGAATCACGACATTGTATCGGTTCTTCTTTACCAACCACATAAACACAGGTAATGCCATGCTCTTTAAAGACACATCTAAAATCATCAAAGTCAATATAAACAGAATCATGCGACATATTAAGTCGCAGTCTTAATTTCTTTTTAAATTTCATTACCCCATACATCCCAACCATCTCTTTTTTTTCGTGCAAACATTTCTAAATAATTACTAGGTGACATTTCTTCAACTAAATTAAAAAAAGACTGTGGTTTTGTAGAGTGTGGTTTTATACTTTGATGATGTAACCAATTCAACTTACCTATGTTTTTAAATTTTTGCATTGGTTTTCCAGCAAAACCAAGTAAGCAAAATTCTGTACCAAACACATAACCCATACATGGTGCTATCCCAGCAGGTTTTGTCCAAACCATAGTTAGATGATAATTTATATCCCAAGACTTTAAAATATCAAAAGTATATGGAAGCATTTTATTAGTAGTCCAAGTATAGACATGACAACCAACATTACATAAATCTTGTATTGGTAAATTTTGTATTTCTTTTAAAGACATCGTTGGATAATCTAATTTTTCTTTTTTATTAGGTCTTCTTTTGACTTTGCCTGACATAGATATATCGTAAGGTGGGTCAATTACGATTGTATTGTATTTCTTATCTGGTAAAGAAATCATCGTTCTAATAAATTCTTTTTAGATTTCATTACCCCATACATCCCAACCTTCGGTTTTCTCTCTTGCAAATAATTCTATTCTTGGTAAATCTCCACACAGTTCAACAATCCTATCTCTCACACAATCAGGCTTCTTTGAATGACCTTCTATTGGACTAATTATAGTTTGTCTTACTGAAGCAGAAACTCTTTTTGGCTTACCTTTTGTTGCTAACAAACAAATTTCATTATTTGCCCTTGTCCAATTTCCCATGCCAATAAACAAGCTATCTGCTTTTTTATTTTTCTTTATCCAACTAAAAGCACAAGTTTTGTAGTCAAACCCCCAACTACTGATTGTTTTTATACAATCTAAAAGTTTTGGATAAGTAATCCATAAAAACAAAATACAATCTTCAGCAGATATTTCTTTTACAGGCAAATTATAAATATCTTCAAAACTTAAAGTGCTATATTTATTTTGTACGTTTCTATTACCTTCATTTCTTTTATCATAATGCCATGCTGGGTCAGCATAAATAATATTGTATTTTTTATTTGGAAAAGGAATCATCGTTCTAATAAATTCTTTACTTGTGATGGATGCCATTTATCTTTGCCATAAGCAGTTTTTACTTTTCTATCTGACAAAGCATTAGCAATACCTTGTAAGGTTTTAACATCTGATGCTTGTATCTCCTTAATTATTGGCATGACAGTTTTTTTATAGGCTTGATATTTAGCTGTCCTTGCCTTGCTCATGGCTTCCCATGAGTTTTTCATTTTATGATCTTCTTTCATTTGTCTCCTTCTGGTAGTTGATGAAACTTCATCCAAATCCATTTTTCTAATACTTCTCCTGTATATCCCAATGCTTCACCTTCTTCTCTAAGGCGGTCTAGTATTTCGTCATTAACAGGGTGGCTCATACCAACACAATCTCCAAGTTATAAAGAAAGGCAACGATTATAATGGTCATAATAATTATTATGATGTCTTTAGGTTCTCTCATTGTTTTCTCCTTAGTAATTTTTTGACATAACTTTCCCAACCTTCAGTATTAGATATGTAGATACAATCATTACCTAATTGAAAATCAAGATTAAGTTCTTGGTCAAATTTCCAGTACAAACCATCTTGCCACCAATAAACATAATATGGCTCAATCCTAAAAAGTGTGTCTTTATGTTTCTTGCATTGATTGCAAAAATCTTTCAATGCTTCTTTTAAAGTTGAATAGGTTGCTTCAGTTTTATAGTAAGCATTTTCATTTTCAAAATCTATTCTTTCAACGCTAAAAACTTCTGTAAATTTTCCTTCTTGCATAAAATAATCTTTTTCTATTTTCATTGTGATAGTTCTCCTGACTTGTGTAATTGTAAAATATATTTTGCCCTTGCCACAGGGTCGGTAATGTACAGCAAAGATACCAATACATTACCTTCATAACCTTCAATGCAATTGTCTAGAACTTTATAGATCATTGACATTTTTGGATTAGTTCCCATTCATCCCAAGATACGATCTTAGGCTGTAAATGCTCATGTTCGGCTTTCTTTCTGTCTAACCATTCCTGATTATTAGATGCAAGATGCAAAACATATTTGTTGGTGTCTTGCCATTTAACTATTAGTGCTTTCATTGTTTTCTCCTTGCTTATCTTTTTTAAGTTTATTTTCTAAAACCAAACTGTATCTTTTTATCTCCGCTAAATCAGTTATTTTTTTAGCTTCTCTAAAATGCTCTTCAGCAGATACTATATGTGTAACACGATTGTATATTGTCGGCTTTTCTTGCGTAACTCCATAAAAAGAATTATTTTCAAAGACATACCATATGTCTACAAATTCTTCTGTATCTTTCAAGCCTTCTCTTGTTCTTTTTACAAATTCTTTATCTTTGTAAGCTATATTATCAGCGTTCCAAGCATCAAAATCGAATTGTTTAGTCATAATTTTCTCCTTAGTTGTTAATTACAAGTGTCATTTAAAACTATTATTACAACTATTGCAACATTTTTTTTACAATTATTGTTTGACAAAATAAGACACTTTCAATTAATCTTGCAACTCATGGAGAATACTCAATGACAGAACAACTTGAAAATGGACACTATCGTTTAGAAGATGATGTTCACTTTCAAGACTTCTGTACTAATATCTGGCTTC